TGCACGAAATGGTCGCAGCGCCCAGCACAGCCGCTGGAATGTAAAGCTTCCAGGTAGCGCGTACCTTGTCCCGGAGGGTTGCTTCCTCTGGGAGATCATGTAGGATATTGCTGACGGGCACGGCCGCACGGTAGGCAGCGACCGAAGTTCCGACCACGCCAGCCACTGCGAATCCGGTGAGTATGTGTGGGGCGTTTCGATTGAGAACAGCGAGAGCTGGACGTACGGTCTTCTGGATGGTGTTGACATTCATGGTTCTCCTTTGTGATGTCGTAAAATGAGACCCTATGCTCTATGTGGAACAGCTAGAGCATAGGGTTTTTCTCACATCCTCGTGGTGCTTTCTATATGGGCTCCTTTCGGAAATGGTGGTCATTATGAATCGTGTTTTTTTCGCGGTGTAGACGTTTCGTGGGTTCCGACGATTGTCGCCAAAACAATCATGATGATCGTGACCCAAACAGCCACCACCATCAACACTCCAAAATACGCATTAGGAGCTGCGTTCCACATGATTGGTGCTGTAACCAACATTGAGAGAAGGCCCATGCAAATAATGTAGGTGTAGAGAACAGCGACTAGAGGTTTCATTCGATGAATCCTTTCTTCTTGAGAGCGGCGGTGTGGAATATGGCGAAGAGAGTCAGCGTGGTGAAGAACCATATGACTACAACCTTGCCAAACGTGCTGAGGATGCTGTGGTACAGGATTCCATAGAAGAACAATCCGTATATACCGACGATTAACGAGAGCCCGAGAGCGTTGGCGATCTTTTCATACATGGCAACTCCTTTCAAAAACTCTATCCGCCGGGTTAGGGCAGATAGAGGTTGATCACTTGTGTGTCGGTTTGCACTGGCGGAACTTGGACGTCTTGGGGCTCTCGGGAGCCTCGGGCACGTCGGCAAGGACTACGCGCTCGGTCTTGGATTCACGATTTGCAATCATCTTTTTCATCGTGCGATCCATGACGCGGTTAACGTAGAGCTTACCGCCGATGCTGACGGCAAGGCCAAAAGCAGCAGCGACAATCTTCGGGTTCATGGTGGTGTCCTTTCAGATAGGTGGTCATTATACATCATGTTAATTTCGCGATCTGAAAATCCACCCCGGGAATTTTTGGGTTTTTGAAAACCCTATGGCCCGCGTCAAAGCCCTATACGCTATGGTGTGAATATAACGTACAGGGCTTTGAGCGGGTCATGGTCAGATGCGAATCTTCGACACGAACCCTACAGCCTTCGAAACGACGGGATGAAGCTGCTCGTAATTCAAGATAAGCAGAATCCCGCTCACCGAAGCACAAGCTGACAAGACTGCATCTGGACTCGGAACCCATCTCTTTTTTTGGTTGAGAGAGTGTAGAGTCTTGATGTCGTCTAGAACAGCCTTGTACTCGGGTGAGCCAGGAAGATGCTCCTCAAGCATATACTTAAGAGCTTCCTCTTCGGCGACTTCGGAAAGCGAAGGGGTTTTGTCAAACATGGCGGGTCCTTTCGTGAGTGGGGCTCATTAAACGCCAAGTTTTTATCGCGTCTCGGTGTCCATTCGACGAACGTCCAGAGTCATAGTGCCTCGACGGAGAACGTCCTCAGTGGGCGTCTCGATCTTGGCGTACGTCTCGTTCTCGGGCGTCACATGGAGCACCCCGTCCTTAGGCGGCTCGTAGTTCTTGCTCGACAGACCGAGCAGAGCACCCAGGAAGGTGTCGATCGCGGTGATCGTGGCAGCGACCTCAGTCGAGGCGGGGAGCCCCCAGATCTGAGCCACTGTCAGATAGAGAGTTGCAGTAGCGGGCAGAACGATGAGAGTCACAAACTTCAGTCGGTCATACCACTGGTTACTCAGAGTCATTCTCTCTCCTAAATGCTGCGGCCTTGGACTTTCTTCGGAAATCTCTAGTGATCTCCATTGGGGTGGAGCGCTTGATCGGCAACTCCTTCACCTCTTCAAACAGCTTTTCGGCGAGGCCGTTTCCACCGAATGCCGAATATGGCTTGATGAGGTACTTGACGAGATCGTCATATTCGTCTTTCAGAATATAACCACGATCCAGATAGGTCATACACAGATGCACTATACGATCGTGAGCGAGCCCCAGCATGAGTTGGGTCTGGGCGTCATGTCGGGCTGAACGAGCCTGAATAAACGCCCAGAAACCACTACTCGCTAGAACTGAAGCCGAAATCGTAATAACGAGCTCCAGTGCATGCGGCACGGATACCTCCTACGTGTATGGGACCACCAAGGGATATGATCCTACCGCTCAGGCTTTGGGATCAGCCGATTGCGAATACCGGACGAACGCCGTGGGTCTCGTTCTGGACACCATCCCCTGAGAACCGAACGGTCGAGCCTCCTCCGATGTTGCTAGCTTCAGCCCCATAAACGCTGTACGTGTTAATATAGGTCTGATCCCGAAGCCAGAAATCAGAATCTCCCGGGTTCCAACCCATAGAGAATAGCTGAAGCTGCCGACTAGAGACCTCATGCAGTCCGTCAGAACCGATCCCTGAAGCCGCCGAGACTCGAGTCCCGTAAATCATGATCTCGTTAGGAATGATGTACTTAACTCGGGGGTCGATCGACTTCGACTTGATCGTTGGAGAAACGAATCCGCCGCCCTCATTCATCTGAGACTGATACGAATCGACGTGCAGCCGGATCGTATTACTATCGAACACGCGAATCACATAGTCATCGCAGCCGTTAATGCTCTGCCAGACCTTGGATCCCCAGAACGAGTTGGTCGACGAGGCGGTCGTATCGTACATCTGCTGTCGATATAGAGGACGATCAGGCATAACAACGATATGTGGAGTAGGCAAGGCGTTGTTGACGTTCCAATAGTTGAAATCAACAATACGCCAAGCCATGTTGTTGTTGAACCAATAATCGCCCAGCCAGAGACCTTCAAACGTCCCCGATGTGATTGCCTTATGCTGATCGGGTGAGATCCGCACGCCGAGATTTCGCCCTCGAATGATGTTTTTATGCATCTCGGGGCTCCCGGTCAGGAGAGCGAATACGAGATCGTCAGCAAGGATCGTCTTGGTGCCTCGATCGCCGTCGGTGATGAAGACATCATTAGATTTGACAGTCTTAACCCTTGCGAAATCCTTAATCTTCATAATCGACCTTTCTCAACCAACGCAGACGCACGCCATGTACCACGAGGTGCCGTTCGAGTTGATGTAGTTAGAAACTCGCTTCTGACAATCGACCGCCAACCAGCTATTCGCGAGTATGGGATCGCTCAGAAGCTTGAAGCGATCGCGAGCAGCAAGCTCCGCGGAGGTGTCACCGTTCGTATCGTAAATACGATCCGGATCGATCTTGAACAGACGGTATTGAACGTTCCCGTTCTGCGGGTGCGAGTCTGATCCGACTAGAGAGCGCATAGAAACCACGCGGTTTCCGAAGACCTCAACCTCGTTCGGGAGAAACACGCTGACCATCTTCTCGGGCGCTGATGCTATAACACCGTTGTTCACCGAAGCCGAATTATGCTTATAGATCCCAACGATCGAAGCGCCCTTATCCCACCAGTGATCGATACAGGTACTCTGAATGTCTGACGCGCCAGCGGTGACGAAATTACTACCCCAATATCCGTTGGCATTGGTGTTGGTTGAATACATCGCACCGCGAGTGGTTCCAGACGTGCAACAAAGAACCATGTGATTACGCGTCACGCGACCGGGCTGCTTGTAGTAATTGAAGTCGACAATATACCACTTGCGATTATTCTTGTCTGTGTACCAGTCTCCGATTACTGGAGGTTTCCAAAGCGAATCGACTCCAGCAGGCTTATACTCGTAGTTGCAACCCGCTCGAACCCAAGAGATATCAGCTTCCGGAATTGCCCCCGTAGGATGTTGGCCATCAGCGTTCCGACCCCAGGTAGTACCACCGTTAGGATATGGGTTGGTCGCCATGAATGGGTTGACGACTAGAGCTAGCTGTTCGAGCTTAGACAGCTGGTTCAGAATAATGCCCAAACCCTTACCCGGGGCCCCGGTAGGACCCTTTTCTCCCACAGGTCCCTGGGGTCCGGGAGGACCGGCAGGTCCCTGAGGGCCTACAGGACCAGCTTCGCCCGTGCCCCCCTGAGGACCTGGAGCGCCTGTGGGGCCAGGGAGTCCGTTGGGACCGGCATCGCCTCTAGGACCCTTTTCTCCCGGAGGACCCTTGTCGCCAGTCGGTCCTGCCGGCCCCTTATCGCCAGTTGGTCCCTTAGCTCCGGGAGCACCGCCTCCACCAGCTCCTCCGGCACCTGGAGGCCCAGGTGGTCCCTGAGGCCCAGCGGGACCACGTTCGCCTGGATCACCCTTCGGGCCACGTTCCCCGGGAGGGCCGGCAGGACCACGTTCGCCGGGAGCGCCGTTCTGGCCGGGCTCACCCTTGGGTCCGGGAGGTCCCTGCTTACCCTCGATACCGCCGCCGACATCGCTGATGACGTAGCGCTTAAGGTCCTCCATATATAGAGTGTTCGTACCTGTATCGGTATCGACCACAAGAGCGTCCGCAGGGGACGTGTTGACTCGGTCGGGATACTTGCCATTCCACCGAGTAGGCTTAATATCAGGCATTGATTACCCCTTACTGCAACTTGTAGACTCGTCGGCCGATAACTGGAGAACCCATAGAATCGAACAGCGTGAGACCGTTGTTGTCTTCGATGGTATCATAAATAAGACGCTCGTCATCTGAGCCCTCGCCGAGAAGCTCCCGCATTCGGTCGATCTGCATCTGAAGCTTTGCCGCCTGGTTGCCAGACAGCTTGTCTTCCATATAGAGGACCCACTCGTCGTACTTCTGCTTGAAGCTGGCGAAGAGGTCCCTCTTTGCGTCATCCGTCACCTTCTGAGCGTCTGTAAACCAGTGCTCCCAGGAAGAACGCCACTCGTCGACTAGCGTGTCGATCTGCAACGTCTGTAGTGGCCCTGTGATGAACGGGCAGGACGACGTCCCTCGGTTGTTGACGATCGACCAGGCATAGATGTTTGGAACACCTCGGGTCACTCGAACATATGCGAGAGGGAACTGACCCTTAACGTTCGAGTTGTATAGAGCGGGCCGCTGCGGACTCTTGGACGGGGTCCCCTTGATCGCCTTGAACTCGGATCGTCGGACTGTGGGGTTCTTGTCGACCTCGATAACGATGGCGTCAATACGATCGTAAAGTGTATCCGGGCCATCGATATTCAGTCGGAAGTCCTCGCTGTTGTCGATCCACGTGTCCATGAACCAGGCTCGCCCTGGCTTGATGGTTACGAATGATCCCGTGGTAACGTTGTTTCGTCCCGCGGAAACCTCGAGGGCCTGGCCGACGTTGAGGAAGATACCATCGGTAATGATCCCCCGGAAAAGCGATCCGAACTGATCCGCGGAGTATTTTCGGTCCCCATTCGTGGAACTATAAAAGCCATAAGTAACAGCCATAGTTACCCCTCTTGATTGTAGTAAGTTTCGAATGTGGGGTATTCATTCCAACCCTCATCGGGGGTGTATGAACGAATATACTCAGTCACTCGACCGACACTCATGATGCCCAGTCGGTTCTGGATTTGGACGACGTCTCCCATTTTGAAGTCTTCGCCAAACTTCCACTGAGAAGTGGGGACTAGCTCGCCATCGTAGACACTTGTTACAGTGTGATCGACCAACTTCTCTCGTCCGCGCTGCTCGAGCATGGCGAGATACTCTTGGGTGGAGATTATGTTGTCGCCCGCGTTCTTACTCTGAATATCTCGAGCATCGATGAATATCTCTTTTCGACGCCACCCAGAGTTAGTCCTAGCCTGGAAGATCGCCGGAGTTCCCTTTCGGTCCGCCCAACGACCCTTTCGGTCTTTGCCCTCACCCTCACCAGCGACGTATGCGATAGTCTTCTCTTTCTCTGCCGACGTCAGATACTTAGTCTTCCTAAGATTATCATAGTCGGGCGAGAAGATCACATACGGATTCTTTTGCTGATTGAAATGTCTCTCTACACCCCAATAAAGCTGGAACTGATATCGCTCCATACGAGGAAAGGTTGGACGATATGGCATTCGATATCCGACATGTCGTTCTTGACATAGTTTTTGGATAAGCTCGAGGCAGTTATCGCCGGTATACTGTGCACTGATATTCCCGCCTTGATCGGCTGGCATGTTTTCAGGCCAGATCCAAGTCAGCTCGTTCATCTTTCGAGCGGTATTCTGAGGGTTTAAGACGTTTTGATTCAGAATACCAAAGATGACGTTCATGAAGCTGTAATTAACGATCATCGTCGTCGGAATGATTCGACGGTCGAGAAGCGAGTCATACGTCCGCCCTTTAAGCGTCACGTAATCGCCCTGATCTTCGTCCGTGGTCATTTCGATCGATTCGACGAGCATGTAGTCACCGGACTGAGGGAAATAGATTCCATCGTGATGCTCGATAGGACCTTTCATGGCCTCGTCAGCGGGAATCTTCAACTCGAAGTCTCCACACTTATTGTATCGAACCGTCCAAATTGCGGAGCTAATCTTATCAATGACACGTTTGGTATTCATGTCATAATCCACGAGAAATACGTGCATATTATACTCCAGAATATCGAACTTCAACCTCGAGTGAGACCAGCATGTTGTCTCGACCCTCTTTGGCTTGGAAATACATGACATTCCGTCCAGGGCGAATGGTAAGCCAATCATTATTCAGCGGAATGCACTGGATAATATTAATCTCTTTCCATGTTCCGGCCCTGCGAAGCGTAACGTGTTTGTTTCCCTGCTGCGAGGTGATCGTTACGACGTCACCTTTATCGAGTTGTGTCTTTTGACCGATACGATCGAAGTATTTGGTATCGACGTAAAACTTCTCGCCCGTGAAACGGTTCCAAATAGAGAAGTCCTTAACCGTACCAGTCGCAGCTACCGTGATGGTTACGCCGGTTTCAGCGTCACCAGAATACTCGATAAGAGTCTCAGACTCTGACTTTCGTTTAGAAATCTCGATCGTCGGACTAGTCGGCGTCGGGTCCTGGAACTCGAACTCCATATTCGGCTCGTCAAGCTGGAAAGGAAATACCTCATAGCGGCTAGCGCCGAGACCGTGAAAGAACGGATCTGGACAGATGATCGAAATGGCGACCTCTTCCTTCTCCGTAAATATAACCGGATCTATAGATTCGACCCAACCTTTAATGTGAAGATGCCGATAATCCGTATGGAACTCGAGGCAGACTTCGCGACTCGGCTGAAAAATGCGATAGAGCTTATGACGAGCGCGCTCCACATCAGGTTGGGTCAGAAGACCCAGGGTGAGCGAGATGTTTCGCCCGCCCACCCTAGCGCCATTGAAAGCATCGCCGTCATTGGAAGCGATCGATGATGTATGAATGGTGGCTTTAGCGGGCCCAATGCCATCGACGTTGAGCACCGCTATACCATCTTCATAAGGATCGTTCAGTGTAAGCTCCAATCGCTCGTCCGCGTAGGAAATCGCAGCGATGGACTTAATCACCGTTCAAGAACCCCCTTAGCCATTGACAGCTGATTCTTCGTCTGGCGATAAATCTCGGTAGGAGACAACGCCTTCGGAGATGTATTGTTCTGAATGAACTGAATTTGTGTGGGCTTCTGCACCCGCTTTTGCTCCTCTTCCAGAGCAAGTTGTTTGCGCATGATCTCGTTGAGCATGTAGGTCGTAACGAGGCGTCCGCCGCCGTCGCGAATCCCCCATCCTGCGAGATCCCGGTGACGTTCCTCGAACGAGCGCCATCCCTCAAGACTGACCCCCGCCTTGAACATTCCAGATGTATTCGAAAGAGCCTTACGGACACCCTTCATGTTCAGAACGGGTTTGATCTGAGGTCGAGCCAAGACCATCTCGTTGAGCTTCTGCTCTTCGACGGCCTTCTGGAACGACTTGATCGACTTGATCGCCAGCGTACGTGTAGACTTCTCGGCATGATGCGTATTGTTGTTCACGCCTACGATGAAGCCCTCAACCACGTGCTTACCAACCTTCTTGAACTCTCGGGAAGGAGATTTAATCCCGAGGGCCCATTTAGCGGCCGAGAGAGCCCCCTGAGCCATGCTGGACGCAGTATCCTTAACGGACTGAATACCATTGTTAATGGCATTCTTGGTTCCGTCAATGATCGCCTGGCCGATACCCTTAGCCTTCTCCTTGACTTCGGAGACCTGCTCCTGAAGCGCGAGCTTCCCCTGGTTGATGAACTCCTTGATCAGCTCTCGGATGGCCTTTCGGAGTGCCGGTCCGTTATCATGCAGCGCCTGTGTCATGGCGTTGATGAAGTCGATAACCAGCTTCCAACCAGCATCAACAATCTCTGGGAGCCTTGCGCGGACCGCAGAAATGAAGTTGAGCACAATATCAATCGCGATATTGGTGGCTTCACCGACGTGGTCCCGCATAGCACGAAGGAAGGCCAGAATAATTGTCCAACCAGTATCGATGATATTTGGAATACACGTCTTAGCCGCTTCACAAAGACAATTGATAATTGTGATGGCAAGCTCGGTGAACTTAGGCAGCAGCTCAATGCCTGCGTCAATCATCGAGCCGATGATCGTTACAAAGTTAGCCTTGATTGTCTCAACGTTGTTGGCGAGAGTCGTCGTGAAGTTGACAAATGCCTCGGCCAGAGTCGTTCCAAACTTAGGAATCGATTCCGCCAGAGCGTCCAGCGTCGCCTTAAGGGCGTCGAGTCCGACGGTCCCAACAGCGACCAGCGTACCCAATCCCGCGGCGAACAGAAACACACCAGTTCCAGCCAAGGCCACGGCCAAACCGATCATCGTAATAGCGGCGGCAAGACCCATAAGAGGAAGAACCACTGGCGTCACTGCATATCCAGCAATCACGAAGACGGCTAGAGTACCCGCAAGCATCGCAAGCCCCTTGGCGATCTCTCCCCAGGACAGCTTACTGAAGCCCATGAGCACCGGATAGAGACCCATAAGGGCCGCCGCAACCACACCGAGAGCAATCGCACCTGGGAGAGCGAACGTCATGGCCGTAACGCCCGCTGCGAGAATCAACAGAGTCCCGCCGAGCATCACCATGGATTTCCCAATCTCGCTCCATGACATCTTACCCCACTTCTCCATGACTCCGCCGATAACCTTCAGACCGTAAGCAGCCACGACAAGTCCGGCAGCGGCAAGAAGTCCAGTGGGTGGAACGAGCGCCATGAATGCTCCCACAGCTGCCAGAGCAACACCCATGGAAATAAGACCCTTAGCGAGAGTCTTCCAGTTCTGCTTTCCGAGGTCTATAACAACATCGGAAATTCTCTCGATAGCCATCGCGATGATGAACAACCCAGCAGCGCTTAGAAGGCTGCTAGCTCCTCCCGAGAAATGAGAGAAGGCCGCAACCGCTGCGAGAATGACCACGACCGAACCGAGACCCTTGGCTAGTTCCTTCCATCGAGTCTCGCCGAGCTTCTTAATCGGCTTGACGAGCATATCGATAGCGAAGGCAATAGCAACGATGGCTAAAGCTCCTCGAATTGTCGACCCGGTGCCAGCGAACTTCATAGCGATCACGATTGCTGCTAGAAGCACGAGAACAGCGCCAAGACCTTTAAGAAGCTTCTTCCAGTCGATCTCGCCCAAGCGTTCAACAGCGCCGACCAACATCCGAATCGCAAACGCAATAAGGATCATAGCCGCCGCGGCCTTGAGAGAGGATCCATTATCCGAGTCCATGAACTTCATAGCGAGTGTGATACCCGCGAGAAGCGCGATCGTAGCGCCAAGACCCTTAAGAAGGCCCTTCCATTCGATCTTGCTTAGCTTTTCAACAGCACTCGAGAGAACCCGAATGGCGAAAGCGATAAGCACCAAAGCCGCTGTGGCCTTGATAATATCGGTGGTACTCTTAGTATCAACGATACTTGTGAACATGGCAAGCGATGCGCCAAGCTGCCCCATCATCACGGAAATAGCACCCGTAGCCTTCAGAAGCGAAGACGCCGGAATCCGAGAAATGGTGTAAACGCATGCGGTCAAGATACCGATAGCGACAGCGATCGTCATAAGCTGAGCGACCTTGAGGGTGCTCTGCATCTCTTTAAGGGAGTCTGTCAGAGCCGAGAAGGCATCCTTAATTCGTGTGATCAAACCAGGCGAATCGTCTCCACCCTTCTTGAACTTCTCGATGATGCCCTGTACGCCACCCATCACATCGGAGAACTTCTTGAGCGCTCCGAGACCACCAACGGTCAGAAGACTCTTCAAGATATCGTCCAGAGACATCCCGCTGGCAATCTTACCGACGACCTCGAAGACCTTATCGAATGCGGACTTGATGTATGGGGCGACCTTTCGGACAGCCTTAAGAAGTCCCTCGAACGCGGCCTTAAGTTTCTCGAGTACGAACTTGGCACCCTCGCCGGACTTCTGTGCGACGGTCAGTGCCTGATCATATCGAGTGAATACTCCAAGGACCTTGGAAATGGCGTCCTTGACTCCGGACATGGAGTCTTTGAAGCCTTCCCAAGCAGCCTTAAGTCCTTCGACCAGGTGGATCGATTTAGCCCAGTCTCCAACAGCCTTAACTACGCCGCTGACGAACGAGATAATACTTCGGATAACGCCTGAGACAATATCGCCGAAACCCTCGATAAACCGCTGGAGACGTCCTGAACCGGTAAGGAACTGATCGAGACGTACCGCAAGATCCCCAAGCTTTGCCGAGAATGACAGTACACCACCAGCGCCAGATCCGAAAGCCGAGAATATCTTCCCGAAGACCACACCAACAGACTTTACGATCGTCACGCCGATATGGAGAATCGAGAACACTCCCTTGAATGCGCGAGCGATCTTATCGATGGTTCCTTGACTGGGAACGAGCTTCTGGATAAATGTCGAGAAGCCATGAGTCATCTTCAGAAGGGTCTGCGCGGTCATCGGCGGGAATACCTGTTGCCAGGCCTTACCGATGGCCGAGAAGAGCGGAACAATTCCCTTGACCGTGTTTATCAGAGCATTAATAACTTCGGTACGACCGCCGAGGTCCTTCCACCCCTGAAGCATCTGGTTTCGAGCTTTAGACATACCCGAAAGAGTTCCAGTGATGGCATTCCCGACGGTGGTCCACAGCTGGGAAGCTTCCTCGAAGTCGCCGAGCAGAATCTGCCAGGTCTCAGCCCATCCGGATCCCATCTCCTCCTTGACCACATCGACCAACTGAGAGAAGGTCTTGATCTTGGTGGCGGCGTCCAGACCTGTCTGGGCAAGCTCCTGAATCTGGGCGATTTCCTCATCGGTGTAACCCATTGTTCGGAGCTGCTCTTCGTTATACTCCCCCGCCATCTGTGACAGAGTTTCGAGCATAATCGACGAGTCAAGCCAACCCTTGGAAAGGGATGCTCGGAAGGATCCTTCCTTGGCGATGAGCTCATCAACATGAACTCCATGCGCCCGGGCAGTCCTCTTAAGAGCGTTCTGGAACTGCTCGCCGCCCATACCGGCGTTCTCGACAGACATCCAGTCCTGAAGCTTGACCGTTCCCGAAGAAATGGCCTGCGACATCTGGAACATCGCTCGAGAAGCCTCTTGTGAGTTAACACCAGCAACGGCCGCGAACTGCGAAAGTCCCTTAATCGCCGAGGTGGATTCTTTAAGTCCAACGCCGGCGGCTGTAAACAGCGAAGCGTTCTTCGTCATGTCCGAGAACGAATAAATCGTCTGGTCGGCGTAGTTGTTGAGTTCCTTCAAAGCCGCGTTAACGGTCTGAATAGACTCGCCCTTGGACTTGGTGTTGTTCAGGATGGTCTGGACAGAGTTTAGACCCTGCTCATACTCCGCAAAACCATCCTTCATCGGTTTGAATGAAAGAGAGTTAAGCGCGCTTCCCACCTTGGATGCGATAGTTGTCGCAATATTACCGAGTGCAGTACCGGCGGCAATAGCCAAAGTCGAGAAGCCGTTGCGAGCGCTTTCGAGTCCGCTCAGAATCGGGTTGAAGTTGACCTTGTTGATGGCCCCCGAGACCTCGGCCATGCCCTGCCCGGCGCCCTTGAGGTTCAACTTCTGCTTGAGCCTATCTAGAAGGCCTAGGGACTTGTTGACGTTGTTGGAAAACTGGTCAGCGTTGAATTTCAGCGATACAATTCGCTCGTCAATACTAGCCACTCTTCAAAGCCCCCTCTACGTCACGTAGTATTTGTTCGAAAATAGGGCGCAAAGCCGGGTTTATGTAGTCGATACCCCGGACGTAACCGCCGTTACGGGTTCCGTGGCCGTACTGAAGACCAACAGCCACGTTGAACCCGTTCTCGATATGGTCGTTCTTCCAAACAATCTCGGCGCTCTTACCTTTGCGTTTGACTTCGTACGACCATGAGCCGGCAGTTCTGCCGGAGGCAACCGGAGTGGCTTTAGACAGCGCGTTCACGCCCTTACTCCCGGCGGCGTCAAGAACCTTCAGGTACTTACCGTCGCGGAGTCCTTTCAACCAGGACTCGGTTTGGGAGTAGTCTCCAGTAGAGCTGAACGTAAAGTCCATCCAATTGCCTCCTAACTACCATTTTGACGTTTACGGCTGCTCGGCCCTATCAAGCATCGAGTTGACTCGAGCGTTGGTGTCGGGTCCGTAGATCCTGTCGACCTCAGCGCCTACGGCTGCCTGGACGTTCTCGACAGTGGCGTCGTGAGCCTCCTCTGAGGCGTCGCCCCAGATTCCGTCCTGATCGGTACCCACGACAGACTGCGTGAACTGCACGCCATACGGGAAGGAGTTACCTCCCCAGTTAGACGCAGCAGCAAGAGCATAACAGCGAGCGCGGGTGTTGGGGCCGGCCACGTTGTCGGGAGTGGCGCGGACAGCCCGCTGAAGGGCCCGGATGTCGGCGGGACCAGACGGCGTAGCCCCCGTAGAGGCTCCGGAATCAGAGTACGCCGGGCGGATCACGTATGCGATCGACTCGCTCCGGACTCGGCGCCAAACACCGTTACCGGCGGACTGAGAACCGTAGCTACCGGACGACGTGTTACCCTCAATGGTCTGGAGCGTACCGCCGCCGAGGTTCTTCTCAACGAACCCGACGTGGTCAGTACCACCACCGTCCCAGTTGAAGATGAGGACATCTCCCGGCTGGGCGTCGTAAACCGACACAAAGTAAGCGTCAGGATGCTGGCGGACCTTGTTGACGGTGTAGTCGGTGTTGAAAGAGAATCCGCCAATCGCATCGATCTGGCCACACTCGTCCAAGCACATGGAGACAAACAGCATACACCACCAGATGCTGTCGGAAGGTCCGGCAAGCCACTGCTGCCCGGTCTTATTAGCCCAATAGCGACCGGCCTCGGAGCCGGGCTCCGGGTCATCAGGAGCGTAATAGCCGATCCGTGCGGCTGCTCGAGCTAGAACCTGCTGTGCGACACTCACCGCATTACCTCCGTAGTCTGAGAGACATGAATACCGGCATCCTCCATAGGATCGGTACCGATATGGACCTGAGGCGCGAAAGCCTCCTCAGGGTACTCTTCTGCGGAACTCATACTCTATCCTTTCGTTCCATACATCGCTCGGCGACGTTCGTTCTCAGCACGATAGTCTCTAGAAATTTCGTCTATGGGGCGCTTCGGCGCGTTGGGATTGGCTTGTTCGTTCTTGATGTTATTGATCCGGATAAGCATCAGCAAACGATTTATGTTCCAAGTCTCGCACGAGAAGGGAATATCGAGAGCGACAAGCCAATAGTAGATTAACTCTGTGGTGGTTAATTCAGGGCTCTCTTTTTCTTTACCAGGACGAGTTTTAATCGTCGAAGCAGTCCTAGTATCCGTCATGTAGGAGAAGACCTGTTCTATATGTTTAGGTGTCAAACCTAAAATCAGGTCGTCGGAAATTTCTCCATCCAGAGACATACACCGGATGTAGTAGATCACTTCGTCCATGGTTTCGGGAGGGTAGTGTAGAAACGCTCGTTTCCACTCAGACTCCCATTTTGACATAGACAACAAGCTATGCTCGAGGTGGATAGTCCCGCCCCCACGATACTCAAAAGTTTCAGTCTCTTCGTTGTAGAATTCGATCGAATCAATTGTTAACGTAAGCACGGGACTATCCTAATCTAAATCACGGACCGACCTGGCCGGTGATACCGAGGGTCGCGAAGACCTCGTCGGGGAGGAGGAGCTTCGAGTCCTCAGAAGCGGTTCCGTAGATCTTGTCGGTGATCTTCTTGAGATCCGCTGCCTGGAACTCGGACGCAAGAAGCGTGATGGACGAGACTGGGTTGAACCCAGCAAGAGGAACCGGGGTCGACTTGGCTTCCCACGAGAACGCGATGGGCTCGGGAGAGTCGTTGATAGACTCGTAGCCCTTCTCGGAGGGAGCGGCGAGAAGCCCATAGACCAGGTGGATCTTGTAGTCTGCGTCCTGACCATCGGTGTCGTTACCGACCTTGGTGCGGTAAGACATGGCGAAAGACGCGCGCTCCTGCTGTCCGACCTGGAGGCCCTTCTTAGGCGTGGAGACACCGTCACAGGCGAGGAACTCGTCCGGGTAGGTGTAGGCCTCAATGGTGGCGGCGAACTCCTCTGCGGAGACCATGTTCAGGTACGCGATGTTGTCCGCATACTTCTTGTTACCCTCCGCACCGGAAGGCTTCTCGGTAACCTTAGTAAGGCCGTTCCAAGCGACGCCCTTTCCATAGGACTTCTTGGACTTGTCCCAGACAAACAGGACGCCATGGTCGACACCGGACTCATACCGGTGCTCTCCAATCTTGTCCCACTCGATGACTGCCATTCTATCTCCTAGTAATAGAGTCTGAAAACTTGATGGTAGAGACCGTTGGCGACGAACATTCGGTCTGTAGTACACCCTGGAAGATCCGCGATCTTGTCGGGAAGCGGGTCATCGGGATTTCTGTATATAACAGTTACCGAGTACCGCTTGATGTGGCGATACGGAATGTTATCCGCATGGCGAGTGTTACGATCCTCCAACTCGTAAACTATGTAGGGAACTGATCCGGCCAAACGGGGAGGTGCTTGAAAATAGACCTCTTTATTGCCCGCAGTTTCCTCTAAGAGTTTTTGGAGATCAGTTCGAAGGCCCATTATAAATACCTCCGACTGTGAGGATCACACGGGGGTACCGAATCTCGACATTGGTGACGACAAATCGATACCCCATCCAAACCACATACCTGATGTTGAACATGTCCTGGATGGCGCTGTTGTCCGCAATAATGCTAATGCTGTTATTTACGTTAAGACGCCCGTGCACGTTGTCTTCATCAGATCGCAAGTTTCGCTGCCCACGGAGTACATCGCCGATGAAGAAGCGTTCGTCAATCTTCTCTTCATAGACCCCGGGGCTCGTCTCTTCATACTTGACGAACCCCACACTCCCTGCGAAACGTGCCATTTTGACCTATCAGACCTCGGGGACGACCGGAGTGTCGGCCTGCTTACGCTCGATGACGATAGCAGTCTTCGGCTGGGTCAGAGCACCTGAGCAACGAGTCTCAAGCAGGTACTTGAACTGGTTGAAGTCGATGTCGAAGTCGTCGAACATGTTGACCTCACCGCCCTTGTCTGCCCCGATCGTGTAATCGGCGATGTTGACGATGATACCCAGAAGGTCGACCTTGCCATTCTTCTTGGTGTCTCGAGCGGCACCCTTCATGACCGGAACCTCGACGATGTCGGCAACGCCCAGCGCGGAGGCCAGAGAAGCCTTGGTCTCGTAGAGGCGACGGCCGATCTTGTCCTTGAGCAGGAGGAGGTCGGTGACAATCGTCTTGGTCGTGTAAAGGGTGGGCGTCCCAGTACCCTCGTAGTCGGCGAAAGCCTTGATGAAGGCGTCGACGAGGTCCTCACCGACAACCTTCTTGTCGAGGATAACCTTGATCGAGTAGAGCTCGTCATCCTTCCAGATAGGACGGATGTTCTCCTCGTTGATCTTGTCCTGGGAAGAGATGTCGCGACCGTCGCCGATCAGAGCCGCGCGAGCGAGCTCCTCATCAAGCATGAGACGCATCTCCTTCTTGACCCAGGCGATGACGTTCAGGTCGGTGATGTCAACAAGGTCATCACGGTCGAACTTCTGCTTCTTGTAGATGGTGGTAGGTGTCGTCACTCGCTTGAGGAGCTTGAACACCTCCTCCTTCTTCTTATTGCCCTTGACATAACCAAGAGCACGAGCCTTGTCATCGGTGATGTCCGCGTGAATAGACTTGATTCGGGAGAACGGAGAGTGCTTGGCCCCGTTGAGAACGCTTGCAACCCAATCAGTCCGACGCTTGATGAAGGTGGGCTCGTCCGTGACTGCCCGGGCGTCGGGGAACAGAATATCGATGTTATCGATGCCGTAAGTTCCCGCGTGGGAAAGGAATGCGTCCTTGAAGGAGCTGAGGTTGTGAGACCGAGCGTCGTCCAGAGCGTCCGCGACAGCGGAGTGAGCCAGAGCGTACTCGTCGTCGGAACCGGTCATAGTGTTCTCGTTCTCGAAGATGTTGGAGTGCATAGCCTCGTCTTCCTCGTTGTCGTCGTTGTTGTCGTTGTCGCCCTCGGCGTCCTCAAGCGCCTGACCGATCACATAATACACAGCATCCTTCTGCTTGTCCGTGAGGGTTTCAAGGACATCTGCGACGGTCTCTTCAGAATCGGCCACTTCATTCTCCTTAGAGTTATTCTCTTCGGGCTCATCTCCGTGACTCAGAGAGAGACCTGTATGGATAATCGCTTCATCAAGCTCCTCGACAGAACCGTCAGAATGCTGGAGGGACACATTATCGATTCGAGCCCCCGGGTTGGCACCCGAAAGAACAAGACTCACCTCGACGATGTTTCCGTGAAGAACATCCCCACCTCTCTGAGTCAACTTATTGGCGAAGATCGACAGACTAGTCACATCGCCGTGCTCTACAAGCTCCTTCGCGGTTACTGCGTATTCGCTCTTGTTAAACTTGCCGTAGCAGTATACGCCGTCCTTACGATTCTCGAGCTTAGCGTGTCCGAGAACGTTATCGGGCGAATCGTGACCGTGCTGCCAAACGAGCGGGACGATTCCGCCATCGTTATCAACGAATGCGTCGGAACGGATAGTTCGCCCATCAGAGCAGCGCAGGTCGTTTCGAGTAGCGTAGCCACTAAAGTCGAAGTCGTGCTTCGAAACTCCCATTTTGACTACTCCTCCTGTTCATCGTAGTATGTCGGATCAGTATACTCTGGATAGCTGTTGCCTCCATACGAGTCGATCTGATTGACGTTGGGATTGCCGAGCTGGTCAGCGATAGGCTCGTCCGACTGCGGGAATCCAAACACCGGACGCAGTTCATTACCGGTCAGAACCTGGTTACGAATTAGAATGTCGGCGACATTCGCAAGTCCAGTGATCGTAGTGTTACGGAACACGTCTCGCTGATAGATTACCCGCTGTCCCTGCGTCCGAGCGGTCTTAGTCAGGAACGTTCGGTTCATCGAATCCGCGATAGCCGCCACTATTGGTTCGACGCAGCGATTCCAATAGTTGAGCATCATCTCTTCAGTCGCCTTGCCCTGGAAGACGTCCGCCGGCATTCCGAGCCGATTGTAAAGCTCCTCGTTAAGGAACTTAATCTGATCCAGAAGATTATTCTCGGCGGGACGATTAAGCTGAGTAATCTTCTCAGTGCCGTCGGTGTAAACGATGCCATGAGGAGAGTTATTCAACTGCTCATCGATCATCGCTTGACGTTTCTTGGCCTGCTCTTGGCGAGCCTCCGACTTGATTACGTAGGGGAGCTGGATGATCAGATCCAACTTACCCTTGCCCGCGGCTTCATCTATCGAATCCAGGATTGACAGCTTCCGCTGAAGCCTTGAGATTGTTGAGTTGGGCCCGTTCATAACATCGGCCATCGGATTCTCAACGATTGCCACGGACTTCTTCGGCATGAGGATCTCATGCTTCTGTCCGTCTTCATCGTTGTATACCTCGACCGTGACATATCGCGGCCGCCAATCAACAACGCGACCAACCCGCATAGAACGAATATCGAAAGACTCGGTCTCTTTAGGATTCAACGTGGTGTCGACCGGAACGAGAGCGACTGCGCCCTCATCGAACAGACTAAGTACCAGACTTTGGATGAAAGGTCGAATTGTCTGATCGAGATTTGGAGCGACGCTTAGACATTCGTTCAAGTCCGATCGCATCTCTTCCTTGAATCTACCATTTTGATCGACTCGAACATGGCGGAAGTTTACTGAAGAGACGTCAATTGCGATCTGGTTATAGATCGTCTTGATTAGTGATTTGTCGTTCGGAAGAAGCCGCCTAGTTACCGAAGACGGTCGCATGGTGGTTACCGGTCCAGAGGTCCAGTATTCCTTAGGGTTCTCCCGGCCCGTGAATGCATTCCAGGCATGGGCTAACCTGGTGCCGAAGGTATCAGCCAATTCGTTTAGCCCTCCTCATCATTCGAACGCCTCCTTATTTAGCTTGAATGCCACGAAGGCATCGAGCATCGCAGCCACCGAGTCGATCTTGGCGTCGCGACGCTTCTTGAGAAGTTTACGGTTTCCATTGGTGTCTTCGAGCGTGATGCAATTACCCATCGTGAACTGCATAAGAACTTCATCGAATAAGAGACAACGCTCTTCGGAAAGTTTCTTCAGCTCTCCTAACGGAACGGACTCCGTCTTGGCTCCCTGAATAACTTTCTCAATACCATAAGGACCGTTCTCTTTCTCCCAGCGGTCTACGAACTCTCTCGCATTGTACGGGTCGAACCCGAACGTCCGAACATCGTAACGAGAATCATCGATGAAACGATCCAGATCATCGTACACCTCCATCATGTCTAGAATGGAGCATTCGAGAACCTGTAGCGAACCCTCCTCGATAAATTCGTCGTACTTCCGTCTCATAGCCGTTGGAAGTTTAGCAAGTGTGAGACTCGAGATATAGCATCGAGTCTTTACGCCAAACTCGCCTCGACCCAGAGGAAACAGGAAGGTGAATGCGCAGAAGTCGTCTCCCTGCGAAAGGTCCGCGCCCATCGAACACGGAAGCCCCCAGAAATCTCGACGGCGGTGAGGTAACGTTTCTTCGTACGTGAAGAAATACGTATAACCCTCCATCGGGATTCCGAAGCGCTTAGCCAGAATATCGTTACGAGCCGAAGGAACGTGTTCCGCCCTCTCGACGTCGCGCTGATATGTCTCGTAAGATACCGTGATTCCGATATTAGGTTGCGCCTTGACCCACATTTCGGGGTTGGCTACTTCCTTAATATCGTCCAATCGATAGTACCAGATAGACGTATGTGGATCGTAGAACTCTCCTTTGAGAATCTTGAGAAGCTCGAGCTTCATAGAGTCTCCGGCAGAGTTTCGAACAGTTCCTTCGGAAGAAACGGCAAGGATAAGGTAATCCTTGATCTTCGAGGCGCCCTGCTCGATGGCACCGACAACGTCCTCCCGGATATCGCCAGACAACCACTCGTCGACCGTATTCATCTTGGTACGAAGTCCCTGAAGCTTGTCGATTGTCATTGGACGAACTTCGAGAAGACTTCCCGTTAGCGTATTCTCGATACCCTTCTTGGAAGGGAAGAGTTTAGGCCTGAGCGCTTTGTTGGAGGTCGCATTCTGGCTTCCAATAGTCAGAAACTTAAAGAGAGGACCTCGTTCCCGAACGATAGCTGTCCGGAAAGCGCTCATAACCTCTTCGGCCTGCTTCATCGTGGGAGCGGTGGTGATCTGATGCGTTGTGGTGGTATCAATCACCAGAAAGTATGCTTGAAGAAGAGTCTCGTATAGAGATTTCGCAGCACCTCGACCAACAATCAGATACTGTTTGTTCGTCAGTCGGAGCTTTACTTTCTGTCTCTCGAAATGACCGCCGTGACCGTTCTCATTCGGAACATACACGGACCGCTGCTCGTAATACCACCAACCGAAGATTTGTTCGGCCCATAGAAGGAAGCTGTCTAGAAGTTTCAGTTCCTCACCGTCGGTCAACGTCATCTCTGCCTCAGCGAATCGGACAAAACCCTCGACGGCTCGGTCATCATAGTAGATGTTCGGATCAGCGATGAGCCCATCGATCCGATTCATCTCCATAGCGATCTCCCGACACACCGGAATATCGCCTCTAAGCACCTTGGCTCGAAACTCGCCGTAGTACTTCGGCGTCGCGGTGTTGCTGAGCATCGCTAAACTCCTATTTTGACTTTGGGTGGTTACACCTTTCGGTGGTTACGCCGATTCTGTCGCTTCTCAAACTCCTTGCGGCGTTCAGAGTTTCGAACAGACGCCATATTACCGCCAAGAACACGAAGAGCATACTTCGGAGCACCGAGACGCTTAGCGGTCTCGAGGTGACCAACAGCCTTCTTCGTGGCTCGAGCGTCTTCACGAATGCCAGCGCGCTTCTTCCTATAAGCGGCGTCAATCTTACCGTAGCCCTCTTCGAGCTTAGAGACCTTCGCGTCACTTCGCTTCATAGCAGCGGCGCCGGCGCGGTGGGCTTCCATACGCCGCTTACCAGCTCGTCGAGCAGACTTGAAGGCGTCGTCGTAGGCTTTATGGCCTCGCTGCTCCTCGGCTTCGATCTTCTTGTTGAGAGCGTTGGTGCTACGGTTACGCTGATTCTTGGCTACGATCTTAGCATGTCGAACACCCCAGCGCATACCGCGCACTCCGAAATGTGCAAGAACTTCGTCGTCGTAATGTACATCCATTAGAATCACGCAAGCTTTCGAAGAGTAGACTTAACATAGACAGGTTTGGCCGCCTGCTTAGCGAGAGCTCGGGCGAAGGCCTTCTTTCCAGAGTTATAGGTGGCGCGAGCAACCAGGGAGGCCGGTGGAACTTTGCCGTTCAGAACGCCGATTCCGTAAGCGGCGGCACCAGCAGTCAAAGCGAGGCGAACCTTGGTATTTCGCTTCCACTTATCATATGCGGTCTTCTGACGGCGACCCTTAAGAACTCGCTGCTTCCTGACTCCTCGGCGCATACCCTTGACTCCGTAATGCGCGAGAAAATCATCTGGACGTTCGTAGATCATTTCATAAACTTTCGTACAGTATTGAACCCGTTGGAAATCTTCTCGGCAGAAGAAGCATCAAACCCGCCGGAAACCGCCTTGTCGAGAAGGGCCTTCATGGCGTAGCCGGCAGCGGCTCCAGCAGCAGCGCCGGCAATCTTCATAGTAACATTGGCGAAGTTCTCAGCATACTTCTCGCCGAGCTTCTTGCGGTACTTACTTTGAGGCTTCGCCGTCAGGTCTCGATACTGCTTCTCGAGGTTGAGCCTATTCACCCGACGCTGTAACTCTTTGTTAGAGAGCTTATGGTTCGGAGTGGCGGAGTGCGCGTGCTTGTAATCACCGTGCTGGTTCGTCAAACGTGACTTAGACACGCTGGGTCGCTTCTTTCGAACACCCCACTTCATACCCTTGACACCGAAATGCGCCAGAACGTCATCTACGGAATCAAAAGTCATTTTGACTCACTTTCCGCGAGGACCTGAATCCGCCACTCAAGCTCGCTGATCTGTTTCTCGATGGCTGTCTGAACGAATGAGTTCGATGGCGGATCGAAGAGCAGTCTACAACGAAGATAGACATAACTCCGAACGAGATATAGAGACATCTCCGGCTTGAACACGTCTTCCCAGACAGGTCCTGACCCGGTTATAAACTCTCGATAGTCGGTAGCTCCAAGTTGGCGAAGAGTTGAGATAGCGGTGTTGATATGCATACAGATATCGGTATCGAAACTGTAGCCTCGGCTATCTACTCCCAAAACCTCTTTAACGTCTTCGACGATTGATGACATTTCACCTCCAAGGAACGGTATCGTTGGGAGCCCGATCGGGCGGTAAACTGTATAGTAAACTCTTGTCGCCGAAATGAATGGCGTTGTGAGTCTCAAGAGTTGTTGTTATCAGATACTCGGGATTGAGTATGTCTGGATTGTAGTCCTCTAGATCTTCCGGGCAAATCGGATTCATATGATGAACCAGAATATCACTATAGATCTCCCGGTCGTCTATCCCCAGATCACAAGCGTTGTCTCGAAGTATTACTTCGTTCCTGGCGGACAACCATTCTGGAGATCTGTAGAATCTTTGGTTCAAATAACGGTCAAACCCGAAAGTGCTTGCTCCGACGCTTCCGCCTAGCTTCAGATACTCGTATCGGTCCTCAAAAGTCCTCAGACGAAAAAGCTCGGTTACATTGAGTCTCTTGTCCATCACTCATCACCTTGATAGGACCGCATCGCCGAGATGGCCTCGGCCATAAGACGTTCGGTGTTGGTGTTAGAATCGAGAACCGTCTTCTTAGACTCAAGAACGGCATTCTCACGACGCAGCTTCTCGAGTTCGAGCTCCTCACGAAGAGTTCCGCGTTTGAGAAGTTGTGAAACGATCATTGGGGATGCGGTACCATCCCTTAATTGGCGCTCGGCGAGCTCATAAGCAAGCCCGATGAGGATATGCTCCTGCTTTTCCGGGGTGGTAGCCCCTGAGACCCGAGACTTTTTGGTGCCTCCCACTGAGTTACCTCCTAGTCCGGGAAGTAATGAAATAGATCTGGGCAGTTCGACTACAGACTCAACGACTTCTACCCGCCTTTCAAGGGGTACCAATCCTTGAATACTCGTCAGGAAGGAGCACCACAGAAAACCCAACGGTGCAGGGAAATCGTTGAGCCTGTAGCCGAACTGCCCAGATCGAAATCGCAAGCCTCAAAAATCCCCGCGGGGAAAAAATAAAG